AACAACATATATGCCTACCTCTGCAATAGCCTTACTCAAATCGCGCTTGCGTAAACCAAAAGGTTTCATTTTTTCTCCTCGCTTCTTTTGAAAGCTTTGTGATGTGCCAAGCTACGGTAAAAGCTCAGCACGCTTAATAATAATGTCTACCGTAGACATATTACAACGTTTAAATGTAATTCTGAAGACGATTCTTTTGGTAATAAGGAAGAACCGCCAAAACCCCATCTAACCTTAAGCGGCTAGAGCGTAAACGTCATCATTTGCGTTTATTTTAAGTTTAGTTTTTACGTCTACTCTGACGATCCTCCACGTGCCTTCAGTCGTCTGTCGAATCCAGAACGACCCCATCAACAACACACTCGTTAGAACAGTGAACAACAGATGGATGATCTATTATCACTTTAAATTGTTTACCGCAGGTGATACAACTTCTGAATGTGTTCTTGGTGGAGTCGGGGGGAGTCGAACCCCCGTCCAAACTTCCTATTTCACGCTTCAACGAATTCACAATATTATATATAAAGTTTTGTTTCTTAAAGTAACAATATTTGGTAACACGTTTCCATTTTATTCAAAAAAAGTGTGACTAAATATTTGCCCTTTATATCTAAAAGTAACTACTGAACCACGCTGTTCTTGGAATGGTTCTTCCCAACAACGTGGACCCATTTGAATATTACGAGCAACTCTTTGTCCCAATATAGTTCCAATAATTGTTGCTGCTGTTTGACCTGAACCATTACCAATTTGATGGCCAGCAATTCCTCCAACAACACCGCCTATCAATGGATCAACGTCACTGATAGTATTTTGATTTGGAACAGCTTCACACACTCGACGATATACTGTAACAAATCGTGGTTTTACATTTTCAACTGTTGCAACTTCTTCTTGAGCATAAGCACAATTAGTAAAAAATCCAACACTAAAAAATGTTATTGCACATAGAGATTTTTTCATTTTATTCTCCTATTATCCTATGATAAAGTTCTTTCCAGTTTTGAACTCGTGGAACACTTGTTGTATAAGCATTATGACTATGTGCCATTAGTACAGCATTCAATCCAAAGCTAAGTCCACACTCAGCATTTTGTGGCTTATCTTCTATCCACCAGCAACCAGTACCTTCGTATTTAGCAAGTGCTTCATCTTTATCAGCACCACATGGTAAATAAACAAATGTTTCAAATGCAGTTGGACCAAATAATTCCGTAAGGTTCTTTGTTCTTAAGTGCTGAGCATATTCATCATCACTCAAAGATGTAATTGCATGAAAAACATAACCATGCTCTTCGTGTAATTTCTTAATATACTTTATTGCATCTCGAAAAGGTGGAACTCGACGAATTGTTGCCGATTCATTAAACATCCGGCAAAGCTTTTTTGCTTCAGATCGTTCAAGACCATATTTGAGATCCATTTTATATTCGCCATTTACAAAGATTTCATAGCCGTGGCGTTTCATCCAACGATCGAAAGAGTGTTCCCAATCAAGGATAACACCATCGCAATCGGTTAATATAACTTTATTCTTCATTCTTAATCCTACTATAAGTATACTGAGAATGGATGTCTGTAACTATTGCGTTCCATTCTTCTTTTCCAAAAAACAATTCTGCCGCTTTTTCTGATTCAAAGATTTTAGTGATATATCCATTCGATACAATAATTTTATCGCGGTCAAAATTAATCATTATCTTCCCACTCCTCGAATTTAACAATGTCGCACAGCCTATCAAGCATCTTTTTACCGTAATCGGTAAACAGCAAACCGTGATTGTAAAGCCAATGTTCCACGTCTTGAGCGTGATAGAATTTTTCGTCTTGGACCAACCAGCGAAGAGCTGTTTCTTCGTCATTGGCACCTAGACCAATAGTCATAGCAACCAAGTTTTTAAATTTCTTGATTGCAACCTGCTCGTCTATCTTGCGCTGCTTTTCTTGCTCAATAACTTGATCTTCGAGATCGTCAGCGGTTCTTTCCAGCTCTTCGTCTGACATAGCATCGAAGTCCATCCAACGCGGCTTAACGCCATACACCGACTTATACTCGTCGTAAATGTATGATGAGATCATATCTCGTTCTTTTTGAGTGAGGGTGGCTTGGCTCATTATATTAACTACTCCAATAAGTTTCAGAGGAAGGTGAACAATAGTATGGAGTATCTGAACGCTCCATAAATTTCTTACCAGTCATTAAATTCGTTTTTTCAACCATCGTTACAATATTGTTGTTAAATTCTTCTAACGAAGCAACAGCATATTCTCGATCGTATTTTTTATTCAGCGATGATTTAGAAATGGAAGCACCACGTTTCGTTTCAAATTTTGTGTTATCAGCGTGGTTATTGACGTTGTATACTATAAACATATTCATTCCTCAAAAGTTGAAAGGGTCATGCAGTAGCTTTGAAGCTCTAGCCTTGTGGCGCCAGTAAACCCTTTCTTTCATCATTTTATAGATATATTCTACATCAGGTATCTGAGAAAGTACACAGTTTTGTGAAAATATTTTTTCCTTACAAATCAATAGGTTATAACTTGAACGGCTCTAAGTGATTGATTTGTAAGGAAAAAATAAATTGTAACAAATTGTTACAGCGTAAGTGATTGATTTGATTGATAAAACTGTGGAGGGTCTCCCCTCCACGAGTAATATTTCCTAACCTCCTTAATGACTTAAGTGATAATCTTTCATCTCATCAATTTTGCTCTGCAAATACTCCATTTTTCGTTGAATATAAAATGCCTTTTGAGTATTACCAGATTTCTCCAAACGTTTCATATAATATTCTAATTCTCTAGTATCTTTCTTCAATCTTTCGATTTGAACTACCATATATTATATACTTCTCCCTATGAGTTGATGAAAAGGTTTTGGAAATTTCCTCCTGTGAAGTGACTGTATTAGAAAGTAAAAAGGACCTAAGCCTCGAGTGAAGCTAGGTCCTATCCTATGAGTATAATAATATGCTCATAATTTTATTTATACAAAATCAATCCTTGATAAGATTGGGAAATGCATCCTGGACCAGCTTTTTAGTAACACCTTTATAGTGAGCAGTTCCTGTTTTTTTGATTAATTTTTTGTCTTTCATCATAACCAATAATTCAGCTTCTTTTGGATGAACACTTTCTAGCATATTAATAAACATTGTTTCTCTTCGAATAGTGTTTAACCTTTCACCTTCTCCACCTTTAATAAAGAACTTAAAACGTTTACATTGAGATTGAATAGCGCCACGAGTAAAACCAGATCTCTCTGCTAATTCAACATCATAAGGTGGCATACCTTCTGGTAAAATAAATTGAATGGTATCATCCATACCACCACGCAATATAGAACGTAAAGCAAGAGAATTATTCTTTTGTAATATTTCTACTTTTTCTTCTTTTGTTTTAGCTTCAGCAGCTTTTTCTAAAACTTCATAAACATATAAGGACATTATAAAAATTCTCCTGCGCATTCGATTAAAAGTTTACAACGATTCTTTACAAGGTAATTCAATACCTTTGACGGGTGTGCTAATTTATGATTTAGATATTTATCTATTGCTTCTTTTTTCAAATATCCCGGAGTTTCAGATAAATCAACTAGCATTTTATTTCGCATATAATTACGATATAACTCTTGGTCTGACGAAATGGTTGCGTCCATTATAAGGTCAGTAATCATAGAAGCTTTTTTTCGAGTAACTGGTGATTGACGAATACTATCAACAAAAGTATTATCAGGACTTAATATATTAGGTACACCATCGCCAGCATCTCCCTTGAGTATATGATTTGTAAGATAATCAATTGGATTTTTATCTTCTACAAACTTTTTAGTCATGGGAGAAAATTGACGGACATTATTATATTTTTGCAATTGGATAAAGTCTTTATCCGCTGAAACGATCAATACTTCTTCATGACAACCAAGCTGTTGTGTATGTTCTACCAACGCACCAATAATATCGTCTGCTTCGCATTTCTGCACACGAATTGTAATATACGGAAAATGATCGCCTAAATCTTCAAAGACTTGATTAATAATACGAAATGCTTCATCCCAATCAATTTCAGATTCTTCTCTACCTTCTTTACGTTTGTATTTATATTGAGGGAAAATATCTTTACGCCAAGATGAAGTATCATTAGCAATAACAACTTGGCCATATTTATCTTTGAATTTTTTGTTATACATTCGAATTGAATTCAAAATCATATGACGTATTAGGTCTTCTTTGATTTCGAGTTTTTGTATAACAATGTTTGCAATTGCAATTGCATTATAATCTATAATAATCATGGGTCATCTCATTCAATCAATTTATAATATATTATACACCACTTTTGGCGATTTGTACACCTAAAATATTTTTACAACATGAAACACTACTGGATTTAAGAATTTAAGTTCATGATGTCTATCATCTAAATCAATCCACATAAAGTGCTTGGGATTTTTCTTTAGTATTTTTTTAGCTGTAAATGTTTTTTCTGCTGGCGCTTTTTCAACAATTGAACCATCTGCTAAAGTTGCTTTTTCACCAGGATAATAGATAGTGATTTGGTATTCTTCTCGCCAATAAGTGTTCCACGAATTAGATATCCATACGCATATAGCCTTCGCAATTTTTAGTTTCCATAGCACCAAAGCTTTTAACCATCTAAAAGGTGCTGTAATTATTCTCCAAACTATCATGTGTCATCTTCCGGCTTATTAAATAACTCATTATGATGGTCCATCATTTTTTGGAGTTCAACTAAAGAAATTTTTGTATCGTCCAAAAAGTCTTGTAAAATATGATATTCACCATCGTGTCTTAATAACATTGCATAAGTACAATTAATAATAACAGCTAAATCGTCAATCATAGCTTTACTGGATAATGGATCATATCCACACTCCAATAATATTTTAACTAACTGATCAATTCCATCTGCCGCAACATTAAATTGCATAGAATCAACTATTTCTATTTTAGAAGCAGCACCAAGGCGAGTTTCTTTTTCCTCTTTAGCTTTTTTTATTCTATCTAATGGAAACTCTATTACATTATTCATACAAATTTCTTAAGTGCGCCTTTCTTACTTTGACTTGAATCCAAGCGTTATAATAATCATCTCGAATTAAAGCATTTCTTTCAATTTGCTCTTTTAATTCTAAATAAGCACACTCGGCTTTTGTTTTGCATAAATGTAATATTTTTCTTCTAAAGAAAACACTACCAATTTCTTCAACGTCTTTTTTTAACTCTTCATTAGATCCATAATAAGTTTTCCAATCTGACTCTGCCTTATAACGTTTCTTTTTCTTATTTACTTGGCGAGTTTTCATTGACCAAAAAAACTTTTTACCAATATACTTCTTACCATTCAAAGTATTTTCTATTTCATAAACAAATCCATAAATTTCTTTAGGATTCAATTCACCTTCTTCTGGATCAAATGCTGTTTCCCTGGGAGGTAGACCCGATATATTTTCTTCAATTAACCAATGTGTCATAAGTAATCCATATAGCAGTTATATGGATTATTTATAGGTCAATATCCTCATCATATTCTAATTCGTCTTCTACATAGCCGCAAAATGGACAATATAGTGGTTTATCTAATAAATTGTCTTCGTCCCATGTAACCATATATTCTGCGTGACAATCTTCGCAAAAATATTCGATAGTACGTTTACTTCCCATGTACTTTAGATTCCTCCTACTATTGCTGATTTACCCCAGACTTCTGCCCAATCACCAGTGAGTGCACCACGGGCATAGTCAGTTGCTCTATTTTCGAAAAAGTTTGTATGAGTAGGAGCATTAATCATTTCTTCTACCCAGAGTAATGGATTTCTTTTTACTTTAAAAATACCTTTTAGTCCAAGACTAATTAATCGACGATCGGCAATATATCGAATATACTTCTTCACATGTTCGGGTTCTAATCCTTCCATTGGACCCATTGCAAAAGCAAGATCAATAAATTTATCTTCTAATTCAACCATTTTTTCAGCAATGGTATAAATTTGTGATTTCAAAGAATCATTCCATAACTCAAGGTTTTCTTCGACATATGTTCTAAATAATTTAATCATAGACTCAGCATGCATTGTTTCATCAACAATAGACCAAGTAACAATTTGTCCCATACCTTTCATTTTACCGTGACGAGGGAAGTTGAGGAGCATAATGAAGGACGAGAACAATTGCATACCTTCAGTGAATGCCGAGAACGCCGCAATGTTCGTAGCAACGCTTTCTTTTGTACCATTTGCGTTCGACAAATCTGTAAAGTAATCGTGTTTGTCTCGCATTGCTTCGTATTCGAGGAATTCGTTGTATGTTGATTCCGGCATACCAAGTGTTTCAATAAGGTGCGAATACGCTGCAACATGTAAGGCCTCTCTAGCAGCAAAGCCTGCTAACATCATTCTGACTTCAGGTTGTGGAAAATAAGGTAGATAATTATTTACGTATCCACCAGCTACGTCAATATCTCCTTGTGTAAAGAAACGGAAGATATTTGTAAGGAAAGCTTTTTCTTCGTGTGACAATTTCTTTTGCCAGTCTTTTACGTCTTCGGCCATTGGTACTTCGGTATGTAACCAATGCGATTGTTCATGTTTTAACCAAGCCTCATATGCCCAAGGATAGTTAAAAGGTTTGAAATAAGATCTTTCGTCCGTCAAATTTGTTTTCATTTTAGCCCTCACACGCTAAACAAGTTGATTCTTCTGCTAATGTACTTACATCTATTTCTTGAATAATTTCCCTTTCAATACGTTTCGATACTCTATCTGCCTTTCCTAATTTTTCCGATCGGCAATAATATAAAGTCTTAAGGCCAGATTTCCACGCTAAATAATGAACTGCGTGTAAGTACTTAATGTTCACGTCAGGTCTAAAAAATAAATTTAATGATTGTGCTTGGTCAATAAATTCTTGTCGTTTTGAAGCATGATCTATTAACCAACGTTGATCTATTTCCATTGCTGTTTTGAATACAGCTTTTTCGTCTTCACTTAAAAATCTTAAATGTTGAACCGATCCATCGTTTGAAATTATCGACGACCAAATTTCATCGTACTCAGTTTTTGTTTCGCCAGAATCCAATTTGCTTTTAATAAGGTTATCCAAATACTTATTTTTATTGAGATACGCTCCACTAAGGGTGTCTTGCCTGTAAGCATTTGCACGAAAAGGTTCAATGCTAGGTGAAGTGTTACCCATAATAATAGAAGAAGAAGCATTGGGAGCAATAGCCATGACATGACTAAACCTTCTTCCTGTACCAGCTGCATCAGGCGCTTCTCCTCGTTCTTCACCCAATTCCAAATTTGCTTCATCTAATTTACTCCTAATGTGTTTAAACATTCTAACATTAGCGCTGGTTGCTTGCCAAGATTCCCATGCAATATTACCTTTTTGCAAATAAGCATGAAAACCAAGTGCGCCAATTCCAATGCTTCTTTCTCTCATTGCAGAAAACTTTGCTCTAGCAACTTGATCAGGAGCGTTATCGATAAAGTGTTGTAATACATTATCAAGCATTTCAGCCATATCTTTCAGAAATTGTGGATTCTTACTCCAAGAATCATAATGCTCAAGATTGACTGATGATAAACAACATACGGCTGTTCTTTCATTATTCGTTGGAAGAATAATTTCTGAACATAGATTTGATTGATGGATTTTCAATCCAAGTTCTTTTTGAAATTCAGGTAAATTGCGATTACTTGTATCAATATAATGAATATAAGGTTCGCCCGTTTCCATTCTTAATTCTAATATTTTTTGCCATAATGCACGAGCTGAAACAGTATCTCGAATTTCACCTGAATGCGGATCAGTTAAATTCCATCCATCATCGGCATCTGGATCTTGTGTACATCGTTCTACTAACTCCATAAAACGATCAGTAACATTAATACCATGATGTAGATTTAAGCATCTAAGATTTTGATCGCCCGTAGGTTTTCTCATCTCAAGGAACATTACAACATCGGGATGAGAAATGTCAAGATAAGTAGCGTAACTGCCCCTGCGCGTGCGTCCTTGGCGATACGCGAGGCACGATGCATCGTAAGTCTTGAGATGAGGCATAACACCAACAGACTTATCATCACCGGAACGGATCCCAAAACCAATGCCAACGCCACCCCCAAGCATAGATAGCCAATTTGTTTCAGATAGGTTATCAACTAATCCCTCCGCCGTATCAGGTATATAATTTAAAAAACAAGAAATTGGCATACCTCTTTTTGAACGGCCATAAGACAATATTGGCGTAGAATAAGATAACCAATGTTTTGAAGAATATTCGTATAAGCGTTGAGCGTGCTCTGGGTTTGAAGCAAATGTAGAACTTACATATGCAAATCTTTCTTGAGGAGATGTTTCATCATCTCTCATATAACTTTCTTGCAATCTATTTAAGCCGAGTGTATCAAAAAGTTCATCGCGGGAATAATCAATTTGAATTCCCATATAGTCGACTTTAGCCATATCTTTTTCCTTGTAAATTATAGACCAGTCGACAAACTGATATCGACGTATTAGTGCATATTAGATAGTATTATTATATATTATTTTCGTCACTTTGTAAATAACAAATGATTAATTATTTTTCTGTATCTTCAAATTGAGGTAGGTTAACAACGGTTTCATCTTCAATAATTTTAATAATTGTTTCAGTTAAACGAAGATCAGCTTCAAGCCAAGATATTTTTACTTGGAGTTCTTTTAAATGATCTAAATAATATTCTAATTCTTTTTGTTTACGAGCCCTAAGAGCTCGAGCGTCTTCTAAAGATACTATAAGACCATTTTCATCATTCATTTTGTAATGCTGCTTGAGCTTCGGTTGCTCTAGCTTCAGCTGCAGCACGTTCTTCAGAAAAATCTACTGCCTTTTCATAATATAGTATAATTTCTTTTTGCTGAAGAATATATCTACGAAGTTCTTGTAGATTAATGGAAAGATTTTCATAACTAGGAACACTGGTCGCAACGAAAACTATTTGACCATTGTCTTCTTCAAATTCTTCTAAGAACTCATCTAAATTATCTGGCGTAACTACATAAAATTTTACGTCGTTGAGTTCTACCGGTTGTGGGGCTACCGGTGTTTGAATATTTGGATATGTTACTTGAGTTACAGTAACTATTCGTGGTTGCGGGTCTGGCTTAGGGAGAAATAATGAACAACTACTCAGTAGTAGCAGGCTCAAGATCGCTAACAGACGTGTTATTTGTTTTTTCTTCAATTTCTCTAAAAACCTCATATGTTCCATTGTTTATTCTCGTTTGTATCAATCCCGGACGTGCAACTGCTAAACGAGTTAAATCATGTCTAGCAAATTTGCTTCTCATTTCATTCAATCCAGCATTAGCTTCTTGAAGACTTGCTTGTAATTCAGTGGTAAGTTGATTTTGTTTTTCTATTTCAGCTTGCATAGCTTCAAGCGAAGCTGATTGCTGTTCTAAAGCTGTGTCTAATATAGCCTTTTCAGCAGACAACCTTTGTATTGTTGCTTGTGTTGTTTCATAATAGTATTTAGCACCGTAGATAGCTCCACCTACGATACCTAATACAAATATGAATGCATATAATTTTAACATTATGCCAACCTAACCCTCACAGTTCCACCATTATCGTAATATGCTTGACCAATTGACACACCAGCTGTGGCAGCATTTGCTTCGTTTGTATATGGTCCAGGTAATTGCCAACCAGATCCATCAATGATATTTTGTACGGTAGTTGAATTATCAATCGATTGATTAATAGTTGTACGAATTGGTTCAGCGTTTACGTGAAGTTCTGGGCCTGATCCAGCATCCAATACAGATATGCTATCATCATTCGTACCAAGATATATTGTACTTGACGAAAGATATAGATGTCTAAATTTTAATTCAGGAGATCCTAAATCGTATGTAACATTGGTATCTGGAATTAAGTGTCCACCAATTGTAGAATCAGCAGTTGTAGTAATTCCACCAGTAGTAACATTCAAGGTAGTAGTTGCACCACGAGTAGTAACTGATTGAAGCGTGTCTGTCTCGGCAAAATTACCACCACCTGAAGTTACAAGTTCTTGTAATTTACCAGTGAATGGGTTTAATCTCCAAGCCATTACGATGTCCTCTCAACAGTAAGTAAGTTACCAGAACCATCGTATGTCATTGATAATACAGCAACAACTGTACCCATTGATCCACCTAATTTGTATTCTACAGTAATTAAATTACCTGAACCGTCGTAAGCATTTTGAATAAAGTCATGAGCTGGAATTCCTAATGGATTCGACATATCAGTGACTCTATCGTATTTTCCTAAACTCATTTCTTATTCCTCTCTAACATGTCTTTAATGTGTTTAAGACCTAAAGATCTTTTATACATTGAATCGGTATCTTCTCTTTTTCTTTTATCTCTACGGGTGTAGGTAAAATCACTTTTTTTATGTGGAGTTAAATCAACACCTCCACCAGCTACAGCATTTGCCGCCGTTTCATTTATATATTCTTTGAATCCTATCATTTTACAATATCTCCAGGATTTACAAATATTTTTTGTTGTGTAGCAACATGAATAACTTCATATATTGGAACACCTAACATATCTCCTATAGGATAGCAATTTTCATGAACCATAATCTGGCTTTTCTTATGTGCTATATATTCACCAGTTTTTGGAGATGGTAAATCATCTACTAAAGTATAAATGCCAGGATAAAGTTGATTATTCTCAGACATGTACCAAGTTGATTCAAATAAATCTTGATCAAAATCTATTTCCATTTCATCTAAAACTCTTTGAATTGCTTCGTCTGTCATACCGGTTTCTTCTTTAATTAAGAATAAGGCCGTTGCCCAAGACGCAAGTCTAGTTTTACCAAATGGAAGTTTATTGAGGAGTCTTTTAATATTAAAAACTAAACGATGGAAAACAGTGTAAGCGGCTTTCTCTTCAGAGGTTTTTAATTGCGCTGATTTTTTAAGTAGCTTACCATCTTTATCTAATATACCTAGTTTATAAGCATCGGTATCTTCCCATTTCGAAACGAGCAATTTGATAAATCGATACGCATAAAATAAATCTGCTGTTCTTGAAATGATGCTCATATGTTTCTTAACTTTTCCACTAAGTGTTGGTCTAAACCAACTTCTATGCTATCTTCTTCTTTTATGTAATCTAAGTAAATAAGAATTGTTTTTATAATATCCCAATTACTTTGATTTATTTTATACCATAACATTCTTACCGCAGCTTCAATTCCAAATACATTTGCTAATATAACAACATGGTTAATTAATAAACGTTCTTGCAATTCTCCGCTTTGTCTATATCGACTAATAAGTCTTTTAATATACTTAAATCGATTTAGATCATCGTAAAATTCTTCAGCATCACTACATTGTTTATTTCTGTAATTGTTTGCTGCATATAGTAAAAAATTATCGTCATTCAATACTTCAAATAATTTCACAAAAAATCCTCAATATAAAGTTAACTCCTAACTTTATTTATTAAAGATTTTCTTAA